ATACTGTCAGTTATGTTACTGTTGGCAGTAAATACCGCTGCATTACTAGACAACGAACTAACACTGTTTGATCCTAGTGGAATGGTATTACCAAGGGTATTGGTTTGTATGGTGTTGATGGCAATATTGGCCGCCTGTATGTTGGCGGTTTGTGCAGTGTTCAAAGTGTTAACATAACTGACCACTGCAGCATTGGCCGCAACAATTGCCAGGTTGGCGCCGTCAACATTGGCCTTCATGGCATAGTTTAATACATTTATGTAACTTGTTATTGCATTATTTGTGGCAAAGATAAGTGCATTGGCCGCTGTTGCATTTGCTATTAGAGCCTGTGTTTCAGGTAAAGCATACAGGTCAACCCAGCTTATATTTCCGCTGCCATCTGTAATTGGAAAATTATAACTGCTTCCACCATTGATCACAATGTTGGCGTTAGAACCAAAATTGATCTTGCCAGTATCACTGCTTATGGTGTTGCCCAATAGATAGATGTTGCCGGCATGTAGATTGCCGTTTACATCCAGGGCATAAAGCGGTGACATGGTGTTAATGCCCACATAGCGTTGTGCTACCGCTGCATATATTAAATTGGTGTCAATGGCAATGTCAATACCCTGGCGATCCAGGTTACTGTTAAGCATTGGTCCAGTAACACGTCCAATCGCCATGCTAGATCCTAGTAAACAGCATCAGTGCTGTTGATGTTATGTATGATAACAATTTGATTTGGATTCACTCCCGGAGCAGGAGGGGGACTGGTAAACGTGATGCTTGTGGTTCCGTTTACTGTGTAATTGCTGTTTGGTTGCTGATACACACCGCCAATGAATACTGCAATTGCACTTGGATCACTTTCGGCCTGTTGCATAGTAAACACATGGCTGACTCCATCGCCATTGAACGAGTCCACAGCCAGTTGCACTGATCCAATATGTGCAACTTTGTACCAACTACCGTTATAATAGAATTCAATTCTATTGTTGGTGGTATTAAATCTCAGTTGTGCGTCCACAGGCGCATCTGGGCCTAGTACACTGGAACCAATTGGCAACTGTATAGCATGACTGCTACTGGTCAATTGTGCATTTTTTAAAAATCGTGCCATTATTATAAACCTATACTGCTTACTGTTGCTATCACTGAGTTTGTTCCGCTACCACTGCAATTTGCTTGTAACATGTCGCCAGGACCTAAAAAGATTTTTTCAACATCAAGAACTAGAGTTTCGCCTGCGGTCATTGACACATTGCTATACACAATGTTGTTGCCGTTGGCAACAAATCCGTTCATGACTGCGTACACATTCAAGGTAAGAATGTTCACTGTTTTGTTACAAAAATAAATTGTAGTTGTTGCTGTTCCAAGATTGCCGCCGCCCACTAACACATTAGCAGCTACGCCTGTACTTAAAACTGTATTCTGAATTGCCATTTTTATTCCTAGAGTAAATTGTTGTAAATTAAGGCCATGCGCTTGCTGATTAATTCATGGCTACCGTAGTTGGTGTTTGTTGCATACAATCCGGTTGTACCTGCGCCAATGTTGCCTGCGCTCAATGTAACGTATCCGTTGACTGCAACCGGTAAAACTGTACTTTGTGCAATCTGTAAATTGCTGCTCAATGGTATTGTGCCATTGTAGCTGGCCAAGATTGCGCCATAATTGGTACCATCATTGGTTATTTGCCATTGTGTGGTAGTTTCGTTCCAGTGTATTGACACATTACCGCCTGTGTTACCACGATCCACAATCACGTATGATCCAATTGGATTGGCCGGTGCTGTAGGGCTGATACCAGAATTAAGTATCACGTTGGCATTGAACACTTGAACCGAAGTACTGTCAACCGAAGTAGTGTTACCGATAACAACCAAATTTCCATCAACATACAAGGTGTTGGTGTTGATTGTCATTATATCATTGGGATTTATACTTTGAATTGTATATGACCCTGAAATTCTTTTTACGGTAGACATGAGTTCGATCCTGTTTATTGTATATTTAGCCCAGCATGATATCTAGGGTTGTTAAAAGAAAAAGCGATCCGGAGATCGCTTTAGTTTTGGCTCAAAATTGATTAAGCGTATTGTGCTTGAATAAATGTGCCATCTGGTGCTGCCAAATGATAACGATATTTGGTATAATTGGCTCCGCCATTGATACTGGTACTTGAATTGCCATCACTGTAATAATCCCAAACAAATCTGTTGGTGATTTTGCTTGCGTATGTAGCAGTTGAAACAGTAATACCATTTGCTGCTGCAACGTTGCCACTAGTGCTAATGGTTGCTGTACCGCCATTTATAGCAGTAACTTGAGCTACGCCACTAATGTTGGCGCTGGGGCTAGTCCAAATCAAGTAGTCACCAACTCTGGGCAATTGCACTGGTCCAGTTACCGCAGTACGTGTGTCATATGTGACTGTGGTGCTGGTGGCACCACCAGCTACGTTGGCTGCGGCAATGTTGGCTGCTGTAGTATTTAGAGTCAATAAAATATTCATCTGTCCGGCTGTGGGGCTGGGTGAATTTACCAGTGTGCAAACACCTTTGTTGGTTCCGTCAGTGACCAAGAACTTGTGCTCGCCTTTTTGTCTTAGAATACTACCAGTGGTACTAGATCCACCAGTGATGTAAACTTGACCTTGGATTTGACGTCCCACTTGACTTGTTAGTCCGCCTGTGCCACCAACAAATGCTCCGTTGATGCTTTCAGGTCCGGTATAGCGATCATGAATCTGACCACTAGAATCTGTTTTTGTAATTTTTAATCCGCCTCTTGCCATTTTGTTTATTCCTTGTTATATTTTATTATACTGCGTCTGGGATTTGTACAAAACCAGTTGTGCCGGCAACTGCGTCTACTGCGTAGGTGTTGCTGGTAGTTGGAGTTTGGCTCCAATAACGATATTTGTTACCGGCAAAATCATAAACCCAACGATTTGTTAGTTTGCTTGCGTAGAAACCCACTTCCATTTGATAGTTGCCGCTAGGTGGATCTGTATCAATCGAAGCATCGTAACCCACAGTTACGTTACCGTATCCGCCAACTGTGGCATTGATTGCAGTGATAGTCACGTTGCCTGTGGAACTTTGCGCCACATTGTGTATCTTTGCGCCTACCACAAATGGATTTGTGCCGCCTTGTACACTGCTGACTTGATAGTGTAGATAAGTGCTGGTTTGTGCTCCAGCTGTGTCTGCCAGGTTACCTTGAAATACAGCAGTATAGACTGGTACATTCATTTCGCCTGTGGCCAAACGTGCCGCTTGTTTATTAGCTAGAGTACAGATTTTCTTGGTTGTGCCATCGCTTGCCAAGAACTTGTGCTCGCCCTTTTGACGTAGGATACTGCCATCAGTCCCACCGTTGCCGGTATTGACTTGAGCATGTATTTGTGCGCCAGCTTGTGTGTATACACCACCAACCGAACCTGGTGTGCCAGTTACACCGCCACTGGTAATGGTTTCTGGTCCAGTTTTTTGATCTGTACGTGTTGTACCTGTTCCGGTATTACCGCTTGGTGTTTTGCTTATTTTTAGTTTGCTTGCCATTTAATTTCTCCTTTGTTATGTTTAGCGTTCTAGGCTACGCGGAGTGGTGCTCCTCGAGTTCTTGCGAACAGTTTATATTGTGTTAGTGTTGAGCCACGCCCACTACCGGGTTACTGGTAGTAACTTTGTTTGGTTTTGCTACCGGTGCAGGTTGTGTGGTTTTTGCACTGGGTGTTTTATTGGTTACAGCAATGGCGGCCACTGGTGCTACCACTGCAGGGGTCTTGGGTTTTACTGCTACTGGTACTGGTTGTGCTCGTGTGGTCATTGTGATCCTTATTTTTTCTTAGCAACTGCAGGTGGTTGTGTTGCTGGAGACTTCTTTGGTCTAGCAACAGTTGTAGGTGCAGGAGGGTTATGCGGTTTGGTCGTCATAACTGTTATCTAATAGTGTGTATGCCAACTGCAACACCGGCCACAGTGGTACCGTTATCACTGTTAGCACCTTTTTTGCTTGCAACACCAGCTACTGCTGATACTGGAGTATTGATGTACGTTGCTGCTGCTACTGGTGCTGGAGTTACTGTATTTGTATATGATACCGCGGCAACTACTTTCTGTGTGCCTGCTTTATAAATTGCGTATGTCATTTCGGTTTCCTTAAAAAACGTTTATAGTATTTATGGCTTTACCATTTTCTTTGCCATTATGGTAGCTTTTATCTTTGCTTTTTGTTCCTCACTCATCGGCTTTCCTTTATTGATAGGAACTTTACCTTTATTGGCTTCGCTAATCTTTTTACGTGTTATATCAGTAACTTCTAAGCCGTATCTAGGATTATTTGATCCTTTTTTAGTTTCGGAATTTTTTCTTTTATGTTCTTCTGTTGCTTTCTTTCCTTTATTTTTTCCTATATTACTTAATCTTATTTTTTCAATATGTTCTTTAGTCTTAGGTTTGCCTTTATGAAAGTCACTTATTTTTCTATTAGATTCTTTTGTAGGAATAATATACCCTGAAATATTTTGGTTGATCCATCTTGAATCGTGCAATACTTTACAACGTTGTAGGACTTTAGTTTCCCAACGAACTGCTTGTTCTTTGGTATCAAATATTTTTCGTATTTCAACATCAAAACTATCTTTGCCATTTTCTTCTAGTAGATTTTGTATAGTAGGGCTACTAGTAAAATATCTATTCCATAAATCCTCGTGTGGTAGTAATTTATTCGCGGTACGCACACCATAATATACTTTGCCACTTGGCTTATGTTTAATCAAATATGTATAAGGTTTCATATAATTATTTATGATATAGTGCAATCTCACCCACTTAAAAAAATATAGACAATAAAAAACCCACCGAAGTGGGTTTTTATTTTTTTCAAACGTATCGAAACACGTTGCCTTTTGCTTACTGGAAGCTCAAGTTTGCAACGGCTATTTCCCCTACGTAGTCACCAGCGTTACCTAGAGACGATGCTGTGTTTGTTAACTCAACATAGCCGTAACGTGTCATAAACGAAACTACTGGTTCGAATGTCATTGGATCTAGAACAACACCAGAACTCATTAATGGGATATATGGGCAATAGAACGCAGCTGCATCAGCTTCGCTAGAACCTTTGTATCCAACCAATACTGCTTGGCTGTCGTTTGCATAACCGTCTACATAAATCTTCATTGCGCCGTTCAATGTACCAACAAACTTGGTGTTTGTAGGTGCTTCGAATGTACCTTCTGTTGTACGAGCAAAAGCTGAAGTTGTTGCAGATTGCAACACTGTCAAACTTGCTGGTGATACAACTGCCCAGTTACCTGCGCCACGACGTGTACGTTGAGCGATCAAGTTTGCAGTTCTATTGATTAGAACAGCTAGAGCAGCGTGTTCATCACCAACGAATGTTGCAGTACCCGAAACTGCTGACTGGTCAAATGTGTAGTCAGTAGCTGCTAGTGCACGTAGTGAACCAAGAATTTCTTGGTCAATTTCAACTGTGATTTCTTGAGCCAAAGCAGCCATGATTTCTGCTTCAACATCTAAGCCGTGCATAGATTGTGCGTCTTGAGCGGCTTCAAATGTCCAACGAGCTGACAATTTGCGAGTTTTAGCCTCAACAACTTGTTTCAAGATTTGAACATTGATTCTGTTACCAGCAATACCTTCAAGAGCAGCAGTAGATGTAGCTTGACCAGTTGTGTTAGAACCAGAATAAGCAACTGCAATCTTGAATGGGCTTAATGCCTCGTCACCAGCGTTAGCTGATGTTGCGTATGGTGAACCATCGCTTACAGAGTCAGCATAACGTACACGTAGTGTATGAATCTGAGCAACTGGACCTGTCATTGGTTGTACACCAACGATTTCGTTAGCGATAACTGTAGGCATAACACGACGGATAACTGGTAGAATAACACGGTTAAGTGTAGCTACGTTACCTGCTTGTGTTGAACCTGCTGTAGCGTTTTCTGCCAACATCTTGCGAGTGTTTTCTAGAATAACGCCCATTGTGGTGCGCTTAGAACCATTTAGGCCTTCTAGCAAGGCTTCTTTAGTCTCGCCCCAACGGCTTTCTAATAATGCTTGTGTCATTTTCTCTTTCCTTTTCCTTTTAGGGTTTAATTAAGCCCTGCTAAACGCTTCATCTCATAAACATTTGACATTACGTCATCTGCTTGTGTAGATTCAACGGCAGTTTTAGCAGTTTTATCACCAGTTGCCACTGAGCGACTTTCTGTTAGCACTGCTGGTTTTACAACCGGAGCACTAGCAGGAGTGTTGTTCAGCACTGCTGGTAGATACTTTTCGTATGCAGACTGCAATTTGCTGGTCTGTACACTTTCAAGAAGATCACGCATGATTGCAGCTTTCTCCTTGTTCAAAGGCTTCAACATTTCTGCAAGACGTTCCTTGCGCTCTGCTGATTCCTTGATAATACGAACTTCACGTTCCTTTGATTCAACTATCACATTCTTCTCTTCAATTGCCTGAACTGCTTCTGACAACTTCTCAGTCAACTTGGTAACTGTACCTTGTAACTGACGGATCTGCTTGTTCTCATTTAGGTGAGTGCCAGCAAACTCGCTTGCGAATGCTTCGAATAAACGACGTCCAAACATGTTCTCGCGAGCAATTTGAATGTCTTCTCTTAGTTGAGTCAACTCTGACTCTAACGAACTGGTAATAGCCTCTTTAACAGCAGTAGCAGATTGAGCAACGAACTTGGTTTGTAGTTCAGCCAATTTGGCTTTACCTTCAGCAACCAAACGAACCTTAGTTTCCACTACGGCTTTCTTGTCTGCTTCAAACTCTTTAATTTCTTCTGCCAACGCACGGATTGTAAATGCTTCAAGTTTGCTAATAGCACCCTCATGCATTGCACGATCTTGACGTAGTTCGCGAATTTCTTCTGATAGTTTTGCTACCATGAAATTGTTAAACTTTGTCGCGCTTTCTACCATGTGACGTTTGAAGTTCACACGGTCTTCTGCTAATTGTCTTTTTTCGTCTGCAAACTCAGAGAGTTCAGCAGTGAGAGACTCGGTTACCATTTTGTCAAGAGCTTCAACCATAACTGATTTGTCATGTGCATAACGTTGTGCGAATTCTTCGCGTAGCTCAGCACGTGCTTGCTCTTTTGCTTCAGCGATTCTGGCTTCCCAGGCTTCAGCAATAGCAACACGTGTGTCTTCGTTTATAATTCCGTTATCCAACAATGGTCGAATTGCATCTAACATATGGATTCTCCTTTTATATTTTGATTTTTGTTTATTTCAAACTTAATCGATTGTTTTGTTCTCTTTTCAGTAAGAGAAATTCTTGCTTTAGTGTTCTCGTCCCATTTAGTCCCAGTACGAGCTAAACTAATTGCTCTTTTTGCGTTGTCTGATCTTTTGCATCTTGCATCTCCA